GTGAAAAGGAAAAATTAAAGGAAAATATGAATTATATTAAACTTTTGCAAGAAGGAATCAATAAATTCCTAACACCTGCAGCGCAGGAAAGAGCTTCCACTAGTTTTGCTCGACTAATTACAGGTGCTTCACCTACACCAAGAACCCCGTTATTTAAAGGCCAAACTGAAGAGCAAGTTTTCAGCGCGTGGAACGAGATCTTGGATAATTGGAAGGCTTCCGATATCTCTCTGGTTGACTTGATACTATACGATCAATCTAAGATGAAGAAGGTTGGCCCGCAAGGCGGATTACGCCCCTTCAAAGAACGTGAAAGCGATTTCGAGGCTTATTACAGTACGCCTACAGATCGACCAGAATCAGAGATTAATTCTGTGGCCATAGAAGAATGCAAACGTATAGCATTCGGAGGGATGAAAAATAAAAGACCTCAATCTTATCAGAATGTAGTTAACCAGGACAAGTAGATAACAAGCTCATCACTAACTCTGGCTGCACTGAATTTAGCAAACGAAACATACAAGAAGTGATCGATATTGCTATACAACAAGCTAACTCAGGCGAATGGAAAGAGCTACCAATGATACTGTTCTCAAGATCTCAACGATTAGCAGAACGTTTCGTGTTCGGTGCAGCCTTCGCGCTTAACCTAGTTGAAAAGAGTTTCATCTACCCTATGATGGACCAGATCCGTAAAACAGGTCATCCATTCTTCAGTGCATGGGAGGGATTCGAACAAGTGGAGATTGGACTCCGTGAGCAGAATTTCTTCAATGAGGGTCATACTTATATTCAACAGGACTTCACCAAGATGGATAAGCATGTTAACGCATTGCAAATGAAAATTGTGGAGCTAATTACTCTAGATTTCTGGCAAGTACCGTTTCAATCTGAATACGCTTTTGTACTAAGTCACGTCCTCAATATTGGGGTTCTAATTAACTTGGACACACTTGTCACTGGCACACACGGTATGCCATCAGGTTCAGGACTGACTAATTTTGCCGAATCACTTATTAACTTATATATTATGATCATGTACTCTCTCAACGGTATTGAAGTCGTTGCTGTGCAGGGGCTTGGCGATGATGGCATAATATCAATAAAACGAAACGGTTTATCAGATGAAGAAATTCTTAATGTAATGCAAAGAATCACATTCCAAGTTGGCCAAGAAATAAATCCTCTAAAACAAGGAATATCCGAGCATACGACAGTTTACCTTCAACGCTTTTTCGACGACAGGCTTCCCAGAGTCGATGGAAAAGTATTAGGTATGTACCCCAGTATACTTGCATTAAATACTGCGATGAACCCCGAACGCTATCACGACGCGTCAAAATGGAGTAAAGAGATGGAAATACTTCGATGGATCATGGTTCTTGAAAATTGTAAAAACCTACCTTATTTTCATGACCTAATTCAATTCTTTATGAAGGGAGATAAATACCGACTTGGGTTAGATCTTCCAGATTTCTTTATATTGTTACCTATCTTGTATAAAGAATCACAGGACATTAAAGGATTCATTCCTACTTACAATCAAGAGAGCATAAACAGAGGTATTTATGATTTCGAGACTGTTAAGTATTTAATGGATCAGGCACGCAAGGCCTAAGTTCCGGC